CAGTGGGATGGAGTTAGCACCCAGTTCTACAAGGTTCCGGGTGGCCCATACCAAGCAGGTAGGGATTACAATGGTAATAACAACATTACCATGAATAATGGGACAGCCACCATCACATTAGTTGCTGGTGACTACCAGTTGTCTAGCGGTATTGCTAAAGGCGTTGGGATTTCTTATGATATTTTAAGTGCTACTGCTGGTACAAACATCGTTACCATTGCAACATCAATAGCTCACGGGTTGACGACTGGAGGCTCCGTGTTAATTGACGGGATAACACAATCCGCTGGGCCAGACCCTAACGGAGTGCGTGTGGTCACGGTTACAAACACCACCACCTTTACAATTCCTCTGACTGGGGCTACTGGCACATACACTGTTACTGGAGCTACGGTTCGCAAGGCAAGCAACACCATAATGTTTCCTGCGTTTTTCGATGATGGTTTTATTCCATCGCCAGTTGATGATTTCTACAATAATGCAACGCTTTCGATTTCTGCAGCCACAAGAACAATTAACGACTATAATGGTTCTACCAAGGTTGCTACATTAGCGACTGGTTCATTTTTCCCTGATACCGAGTACGCATTCACGGCACTTCAAGATAACCCTTTCTCCATTGGACAATCATTAAGACTGGCTAAAACTAGTTCCGTGTTTGAGGTTCTAAATGTTGGTGACATCTTGAATGTTTCTGGGCTTCCAACATACAATAAGTGGACATTTTTTACTACTGAGCCTAATGGAACCCATACCATTCATTACTCCCAACAGGAGTCAATCGGTCTTGGCTTCTCTTATATGCCCGGCCCACCTTGGGCAACCTACTTCCAACGCCGCCTATGGATGCCATATCTGTACGAAAATGGTGGCACATTGACGGTTTCTGCCTACACTAGCCGTGGAATTGCTGACGAGATCATTGCTTCCGACATTTTAGACAGCAACACCTATGACCGGGTGCTAAATCAATTCCGCATTTCTGGAGGCACGGCTGACTATGTGGTGGCAATGCACGGGTTTTACGACGATGCGTTGGTTGTAATGAACCGCAATAGCATCCATGCGGTTGTTGGCACTCAAGGAAGCCTTGCAGACACCGTGGTCAAGGAACTAACCAATGAGGTTGGATGCTTGGCTCGCAAGTCCGTGGTGATGCAAGCCAACAACCTACTATTCCTGTCTGACAATGGTGTGTATGCCCTTACATTCCTCAACGATTATAACCTTCGTGGTACGGAGGAACCGCTTTCAAAGAACATCCAGCCATATATTGACCGCATCAACGCCAGACTAGCTGGAAATTCTACTGCGGTTTATTACGACAACAGGTATTACCTTGCGGTTCCGCTGGATTCTGTAGCGGGAGCTGATGATGCACAGGGAAACAACGCTATTTTGGTATTCAATTTCTTAAATAAAGGTTGGGAGTCGCTCGACACCTATGGTAACTCTGGGTTTTTGATTACGGACTTTGTAACTGCTGGGGCCGGCGTGCGAAATAACCTGTACGCTGTGTCATCTAGCGGTGGAATCCATAAAATGGAGGCAGTTGACTTTCCAGCAGATAGCATTTCAGCCGAGTTTGGTAGTTCTACTATTGATTCTGAGTTAATTAACTCATCATTAACAACCCGTGGATACGATCTCGGAACCCAAGAGCGCAAAAGATTTACTGACTTTCAGACCCAAATGCAATCTTTCCCTGCTGGATCACCATCTACCTTCAATGTGTCATTTTCAACGGAAGATCCAGATAATGCCTTCCTTATTGGTAGCACTGACGCTTTAATTGGCGATCTATCTAATAGCGATAATGAAGAAGAAACAGCTAATGTAAGAGGAAGGCTTGGTGGACTTCGCGGCTATACGGGAACTATGATCTTGACAAGGACTAGCGGCTCCCCCAAAGTGCATTCAGTTAAAATATCAGGAGCGGTTTCCAACCGCGCAATCATATCACAGAAATAAATTATGCCAGTCGTCAATACAACTAGGACATTTACTAACAACGAACAAATTACATCCACGAAGCTCAATGAGATCATGGATAATTCGTCCTTTGTCTCTGGTGCTGTAGTGCCAAGTAGAGGCCTAGAAGTTACCGCAGGTGGTCAACTTCAGGTATCTAATAGTGGGATTACTACTGCTTTGCTTGAAAACTCAAGCACCACAAGTAATGGTGTAACTGCCGCTAAAATTGCTAACGGAGCTGTAATTACTGAAAAGATTTCTAATTCGGCCGTTACCACAATTAAACTTGCAAACTCAACTAGCTCAACAACGGGTGTCACCACTGCTAAAATAGCGGATTCCAATGTGACAACTGCCAAACTAGCCAATGCTAGCGTAGTCGCTGAAAAGTTAAGTGGCGCACAAACTGGAAATGCTCCCGTTTATGGGATTCGAGCTTATGCAAAAGTCCAAGCAAATGGTACAATTGACATAAATAAAGGTTTCTCTTCAATTTCAAGAGGTGGTAATGGATTTTATGATTTAACACTATCAACCACCCCAACATCAGTTCCAGCTATTACAGCTACATGTCACACTCCGAGTGGAAACAGTTTTAATTATAGTGCGGCTGTTCAAATAAATTCGTCAAGTTCTTTTACTGTTAAAACTGGTTACGAAGATGTTGGACAATTAAATGACTCCGACTTCTCAATTATGGTTATTTATTGATGAACCATCACCTAGCAAAAGCAATAGCAACATATGAACCTTGACCTTTCACACATCGACCCAGATGTACTCGCTACCTGTAGCGAGGTGGATAAGATTGAGTATGCGATGTATCAATCTGAAGAAAAGGTTGAATGCCCATTGACTCATTTATTTACGCCGGGTCTTTATGCTAGGACAATTTTTATGCCTGCTGGTTCACTGATTATGTCAATGACTCACAAGACGAAACATCCGTTCATTATTAGCACTGGCGAGGTAGACGTGATTTCACCAGATGGTTCTGTAACTTATTTTGCTCCATACATGGGAATCACCCAACCAGGAACAAAAAGATTTCTTCATGTAAAACAAGATACGACATGGACAACATTTCATGCGAATTCAGATAACTTAACTGATCCAGATGAAATTGCTTGCAGTGTTATTGAAATGCCAGCTAACCCACTTTTAGATCCAAATGATAAAAGATGCAATGGTTGGAGCAAAGACATATCTCCATCATTAATTGTTAACGCAATTGATGATGACATTAAAATCGAAGAACACAAAATTAAAATTGAAATGGAGGAATCACAATGTCTTATCTAGGATTAGGAACAGTTGCGGTTGGAACAATTGCGTCCGCCTATGGTGCATCTCGCGCAGGGAAGGGTGGAGGCCAAGCACCCGCACCAATTGATATATTTAAAAGAGGTAAAAAAGGTGGCCCAAGTGTTGCTGAAAGGCAAGCTACTGGTCTTTTCTCGCAGTACTATCCAACGGCAATCCCACTAGCACTGCAAACCAGTGCTGAGTATGGTCCGCAGATAATGGGTCAAATGTTTGACCAGACTGGTCAATTCCTTGGTGGAGTAAACGGACAACCGGGCTTCCAAGCCCTCCAACTTTCAACCGGAAGAGAAGCTGGAAAAACCCTAGCACAACTACGGGAAGAGGAATTGGCTCAGATGACTGGGCAAACTGGAATGACCCGTGGGCTAATGGCGGCACTTTCCCCAGAACAAGCTGCCGCAGTACAGGGTGCGGCGCAGGAAGCAGCTAGGGCAAGGGCATCTGCTCAAGGTGTAACCCCAGAGGAACAGCGGATGTACCAGCAGACCGCTAGAGAAGCGGCGCAAGCGTCTGGTCGACTTGGTGGCAACTCTGCTATTGCCGCAGAGATCATGGGTCGAGAGAATGTAATGGCACAAAAACGTGCAGAGGCTGCACAGGCGGAAAAGCAATCATATGCCCTTGCTGGTGAGTTTTACACCAACCCCGGCCTTCAAGCGTTGCGTAACGCTCCATTGTCATATGGTGCTGGTCAGCAGGATCTCAGGACGGCACTCACACTTGGCCCTGCGTCCTCTGGCGAATTTGACTACAACATGCCGCTTGGATTTGCTCAGGAATTTGCTGGAGCGCAGAACCAAGCCAACCAAGCAAACTACCAGAACAGACTTGCTCAACAACAAGCTAAGGCACAAATGTGGAGTAGCATTGGAAGCTCTATGATGGGTGCTGGAATGAACATGGGTGGAGGCGGGTTTAACTTTGGAGGTGCTGGTGGTGGTGCTGGAATGCAAACCGCACAAAGCCCTTGGGGAAATGTAAGATATAGCTACACTTAAAATTATGGCACTATTCGCAGGACAAGTACAAACAGCACCATATCAATCGCCAGACTACGGGCCTTCCGTAGCAGCTGCTAGGGAACTAGCTATGACTGGAGCGCAGGGAATTGCTGGGATGGTTGGTCAAGTGGGAGACTACTTCAAGCAGCAGGGGGAGAAGAAGAAGCAAGTTAAAGCCGCATCAACTCAAATTGACGCTGCTCTTAAACTCATGCCAGAACTCGCCCCGATCCTTGGAGATGTTGGTAATAGACTCAAGGACGAGGATGTCTCGTTGACAGATAGATTCGCAGACGCATCAGTTGTTCCCGATCTTATCAAGAACAGCATGAGCGGACTAATGAGCCAGCAAATGATGAACCTTCGCCAGCAGAAGTTTGCCGCATCACAAGCCCAGGCATCTGGTGGTGGTGCTTCTGGTGGTGGTGGAGACTCTTCAAACATTAACCCATTTACTGGACAACCTTATTAAAATGGCTGAGCAAATTCAATCCCTGTCTAGTCTTCTTCCAGAATCCTCTCCATTTGGCAGGAAATTCATGGAGGCAGATGTTCTTATTTCTGATCTTGAAAACACTGGTTATAGTAAGCAAGCTCAAGATTACAGAAATAAAATTATTTCTCAAGTTGAACTTGGGAAAAGGGCAAAAAATGCGCAAGAGGTAAAGGCCATTGCCGGGAATATCGAAGGAATGCTTGGTGGACTTAAATCACTTTCTAAGACAACTCTTGAAAAAGCACCCAAAACAGAAGAACCATACACTTACATCACTCCAGAGCAAGAAATCCAACAATATGGTGGGCCTCTTGAAGGTACATATGTGAGAAAAGGTACTGGTGGTAAGCCAGAGCGAATAGAGCCAGGTCGAACTTACGCAAGTCCAGAGGAACAGCTTAGACTTGAGCAACTTAAGGCGGCAGATCAGACATTAGGAGATGTGAAAAAAGAAGCTGAATCATTTCTTAAAATAACACCAGAATTGAATCAACTTAATAATTTGCTAGATAGTGGCGTTCAAACAGGTAAATTTCAAAACGCAATTTTGCCACTAAAACAATTTGCTACTGACCTTGGTATTTCTGTTGGTGATGTTGCAAGCCAAGAACAATTTAGAGCCATTTCTGGGCAACTCGCTTTAACATTTGGTCAAAAATTAAAAGGCAGTATGTCAGATGGCGATAGGGCATTGCTTGTTGATAAAATATCTCCATCTGTTGGTTTGACTCCAGAGGGCAATAAAATGATCATTGAATTTTATAAAGCTGGAGCTGAAAAAAACAAAATGATTAGAGATACTGTACTTAGAGGCAGAAAGGAAGGGAAGAACCCATATGAGATTGAAGAAGATGTAAATAATATAATTGATAGTGATATTATTGTTGAAAAAGTTACAAAAAAATTCCCACAATTGATGGGGCAAGGCCAACAAGCCACCCAACCTCCAACAATTAACTATACACCAGATGCTCAAAGCGCTCTTGAAAGAGCTAAAGCATTACAGCAGAAAAAATAAATGGCAAACGGCAAATTAGATGAAGAATTTAAGCTGAAGTTTAATGAAATTAACTCAGCTATGGCTGCTCTTGGTGGTGCTTTGTCAACTGCCGAACAATCTGGGGATCAAGGTGCAGTATCTCAAATTACATCTGACATACTAGCTCTTGAAGGAGAAGCTGCTAGGTTGCAACAGCAACAAATTGAAATTCAATCTCAGCAAACACAGCCAGAAATTGATTCAAGGCAGGCTGCTAGAGAATCACTTGCTACTGGAGACTACAAAGTTTACGAAGACCAACCAAATGTAAGGGTCAGCTCACTTTATGGACCTGGCTTAATGGCTGCTGGTGCAATCCCAAAACAAAACAAAAAAGAAACTGAAAAAAATCTATCTACTCAAATTGCGCAAGCTCTTGGTGTATCTAATGAAGATGTAGACCTAAAAGAGGGCTTGCCAGTTTCTGACAGAATTACCTTGGACTGGTTTCAAAATCCAGAGCTAAAAGCAGAATACATAAAAAAGAACTACCCAGATAGTTCCGAAGCACTAGTTATTGACGGAGAGCCTGTTTTTGCGGTACGGACAAACGATGGTAAAGTTTCATTGTCTACAGGGTCTGGCGGTGCAATTGAAAATGCACTAGCGATTAGCGGAGGGCTAGCCTCCGAGGTTTTTCCTACGCTCGCGGCAATTGGCGGAGGGGTTGCAGCCACTCCAGCTGGAGGCGGTGCTGGTAGTTTTGTAACTGGCCCACTTGGAGCAATGGCTGGATATACCGTTGCTGGAACGGCTCAAGATGCCGTTGTTCAATGGATAACTGGAGTAGACCAGCCAGCAACAAGAACATTTACCGACAGAGGGAAACAGGCACTTATTGCGTTTCCTATTGATCTCGCAACGGCAGGAACAGGAAAGTTTCTAGCTAGGCGCATAGGAGCGGATGTAATGCAAGAAGCGGAAAACGCGACATTGCAGTCAATTGCCAGACTTGAGAAACAAGGTAAATTCTTTGATGTTCCTGCTGGCGTTCGGTTTGGACCCCAAGGGATGGAATCACAGAAAATTCTTGCATCGCAGAAAAACGGTAAATTGCGGAGAAGACTTGAAAAAACACAAGAGCAACTACTCCAATATGATCGGGCGTTAAAAGAAGGTCTACCGAACGAGGCTGGAGCATATCAGCAAACAATCGAAAGACTTAAAAAAGAACATGATGAGTTGACCAATCAAATCGCTGGGGACGACGAGCAAATGCGTAAACTCATTCAAGGCAATTTCCAAAAACGAGTTGATGCTTTACAAGTTGAAAGGACTGATCGTGAACCCGTTGGCAATTTCTTTAAACAATATCTAGATACAGCTGAGAAACTAGCAAACGATGCTAAAAGCGAGGCTTTTGGGGAATTTTATTCAATTGCGAACAAGAACAAGCTGAAGGTAAATCCTGATGAAATGGCTGACATTCTTCTTTCCGTTAGAAAAGAAATGAAAGGCAAGAGGAATCCTGCTACTGATTCCATTGAGCAAGAACTTAGACAAAGAAAATTCAAGCAAAAGGAGTACAACCAGTTCCTCAAAGCCGTTCGAAATGGCGAAGTAAAAGGAGACCCTGCGGTTATTCGTCGGCAACTTGACGACCTTAAAATGCAAGGTGGCCCATTGGATTATGCAACAATGAACGCCTATATTGAACGAATTGCAAAAGAGGTCCCAGAAGGTGGGGCTACAGGACAAGCGATTCCCAAGCAGGTGGCAGATGTAGCATCTGCAAGACTTCAAGAATTTAGAGATAAGATTTACGCTAGGGACGGAATGGCTTCAGCTTGGGGAAAAGCCAGAATAAAAATGCAAGACAGGATGGCGTTTGAAGGGCAGACCCCCGCTAAAATGATGAAGACAATGTTTGGCGATGATGTAACTACACCATCACAAGTTGTTAACACATTGATTTCAGATCCAACTAAAACAAGGCAAATATTCTCACTTCTTCATAATACGCCAGACCCAGCAATTGCTAGTCAACTTCCAGCTTTAAGGAAACAAGTCCAAGATATATACCTTGATTCAGTTGGACTTGGGCGAGTGCCTGGAGCCGACACTAAATTTGTTGATTTCAACCCAGAGGTTGTGAAGGTGCTTTGGGGTGTTGACCGAAAGGGAAACATAAACGAATTGGTAGGCCAACGGATGGTTCAAAAACTCAACTATCTAAACAAATCGTTTGCTGATGCTAAAGTGCCAATCAAGGACATTACGCCAGATGACATTGGTGCTTATTTCCAGTCTCTTGATGAAAACTCGTCAAACAGTTTAGCTAAGGCGATGGTGTCTAAGGCTAAAGCTCAAGATGATCTTGATAAATTTACAAACAATAAAGTTGTTGAGCTTGCGTTAAAAGGCAAGTGGGAGTTCCTTGATGGAGACTCCCTCCCAAAAGCATTGATTTCTAATACAACCTCATATCGTGAAGTTGGCAGGGTTTTGTCCAAAATGCCAGATGAAGAAAAAGCTGTTTTAAGGAACGACTTCATGCGGGAGCTGTTGAATAATTATCCAGGAGGTGTTCCAATGAGACGCGCTCCATACGCAACGTTCTGGGATGCAAAAAGGTTTCTGAAAGATGTTGATATTCCCAAAGGGAAATCAGATCTGGTAAAGAAAATGGAAACGGTTCTTGGCCCAGAGAAGACTCAGGAATTTATAGATATTTCTAGGGTAATGGACGCTACTACTGTATCTGGTGCGCCACCGAAAGATCAGATTAGGGCTACACTTGGACTTGGTGGAGCTTCGTTCTACCTTGCTGAAGGACTTGGGTCTTACGCTAGGAATGCTTTTTACTCTGCGATGCTTGGGTCAAAAGCAGCTGATAGGTCAGGGCTTCTTAAGTTCATCGCTCGTGATGCAGGCCCACAAAAAACAGAGGAAGCGTTCAGAAAGGCGATTAAATATACAATTGGGACTAGAGCGGGTGTTCAAGCACTTATGGAGCAGTCGCGGAATGACCCGAGAGTTGCCGCCGAACTTCAGAAATTTGGGGCGACACTAAAGAAAAGCGAACTTGAGGCAATTGAAACAATAGATAAACAATAAAATGCCTAAAGATCCAAGCAAAAGTAAAAAGCAAGTCCGCTACCTGCTCAGCAAGGTTTCTCCGCTTTCCTCGACGCAACAGGATAAGCTCAAAAAAGAGTTGCACTCTGGGGCCGTTAAGGTTAAAAACGGCAAGAAGACCAAATGAGCGACGAAGACCTATCAGCGATTGATAGTAAAGAGGCGATGAAAGAGTTCTTCCTTGAAGTCAAGGAAAGGGCTAAGCAATTCCCTCGGAACACTATCGAGAACTACAACCCGAATGTGGCGGCACAGATCCTCTGGATGCTGGCGCAGGGTGGGCGTATCAATGCTATTGCCAAGAAGTGCAAGGTGACGCATGAGACTGTCCGTGCGCTGGAATGGCGGCATAACGACACGCTGGAGTCAAAGCGTAAGGAGTTCTCTAAACGCTACGCCATTGCGGCGGCTGAGTACACAGACCTGCTGTTCGAGAAAGCCGAACAACTGAGCCGTGACCCAGATCAGCTCAAGGCAATCTCTCCAGACAGATTAGCGTTGACTATTGGCATTATGACCGATAAGGCTGGACAGCTCTCTGGCATGGCGAGTACCATTGTCGAGCATCGCAAGGGGCCGTCTATTGACGATGCGGCCAAGATGATTGCGGAAGCTAAGTCTAGGATTGCCAATAAAGTCAAAACGCAAGCAGTTGAAGCCGAAATCGTAGAATGATACCAGAACCAGAATCAAGATACGCAGATTACGCTAAGGATGGTGGTAATCTAGTTCGCCACTACATGGTCGAGCATGACGGCGTTCAGCACAAGTGCCATACCAGCGTTTACGCTTCGTATCTAGCCGAGAAGTTCAACGCTAAGATTTGGAATGTGGTGCTGGAGAAGTTCGTTAAGCCCTTCATTGGCGTGTGCAAACATTGTAAGAAGCGTCGAGAGCTTCACTTTGTTGACGGGAATAGAGGATCGTTCCCAGCCGAAGAGGATGCGTTTTGTTGCGAGGAGTGTGATAGTGTGTATCACATCAAAGACATCCTAATGGAGACTGGTGCGTATAAAACGAACTAATGCAGTGGCGCAAACATCCAATCCTTCAGCCTCCCAGTGATGACGAGGTAGCCTTGATGGAGCCAGATGACCTCATTGAGCTTCATCGAATCTACCATGAGGCCATCGAGAACGCTGAAAAAGACCCATTCCGCTACGGGTTCAGGCTTCCGCATTGGGAAAAAGCTGAAGAGCAATTGTCGCAAGTCTCTGAGGTTCTGGCACTCGGGGGAAATCGCAGCGGCAAAACTGCGTGGGGTTCTTACTGCGTGGTCAAAGCCGCCATCGAAAACCCAAAGTCAGAGATCTTCTGTTTTGCTCAGACCTCGGAGGTAAGCATCCGCCAGCAACAAAGCGCGGTATGGAACTGGTTGCCGCATGAGATGAGGACAAAGCAAACCTCAGCTAACGCTTACATCTCGTACACGAAGAAGAACGGGTTCACGGATAATTCGTTGATCCTACCTAATGCTTCACAGATCATCTTTAAGACATACTCTCAGTATCAGAACAATCCTACTATTCTAGAGGGTGCAGAGCTTGGTAGCCGTGACCCCCAGTGGCACAATATTGGCGTATGGCTCGACGAGTACCTTCTTGGTAATGAGCTAATTGACACCCTACGCTTCCGTCTTGCTACCCGCAATTCCAAGATGCTGGTGACATTTACCCCGATTGACGGGTGGACTGAGGTGATTAAGGAATACCTAGATGGTGCTACAAGCGTCCAGAGCGTCGAGGCTGAACTGCTCAACGGCGAACTTGTCCCCTATGTCCAGCGGAGTAAGAAGCGCAATGCCAGCGTCCATTACTTCCATTCCAAGGATAACCCTTTCGGTGGCTACGAGCGAATCAAGGAGACCCTAGTTGGAAGGCCTCGGGAGGAGATTCTAATTCGTGCGTATGGGGTTCCAGTTAAGTCCCACGCCACCAAGTTTCCCAAGTTCAATAAAGAAGTCAATGTTGTCCAGCCATCAGAGATCCCAACTACGAATGTTACTCGCTATCAGATTATTGACCCAGCGGGTGCGAAGAATTGGTTTATGGCTTGGATTGCTGTGGATGCGTCTGGCACATTTTGGGTATATCGTGAGTGGCCGGGTGTCGATGTAGGCGACTGGGCTGAGTGGAAGGGTGGTAAGTGGATGCCAGGACAAGGGGCTAAGGGGCAGGGCTTTGGTATCCGTGACTACATGGACTTGATTGCCGAGCTGGAGGGTGACGAGAAGATCTTCGAGAGACTAATTGACCCTCGGCTTGGAGCGGCAAAATACCAGTCTGCGGATGGGGCATCCTCTATCATTGAGGATTTGAACGATGCCGGCATGGTTTGCATTCCAGCTCCAGGGTTAGACATCGACGATGGACTACAGGCACTTATTGGCAAGATGTCATGGGATACCACTAGACCTGCAGATTCGGTCAACCGACCGCATTTCTATGTCTCTTCCGAGTGTGAAAACATTATCCAAGCGTTGTCGGAATACACGGGTGACGGGGGGCTAAAGGAAGCATGGAAAGATCCAGTCGATGTTCTGCGTTACGCCGCCATTGCTGGAATAGATCATGTTGACGAAACCAGAAATCTTGCTACAAGACAAGGAGCGGGAGGCTACTAACAAGCTATGAAGACTCAAAACAAACCGATAGTTGCCGAGGAACTTATCATCGATTGCTTAAAAGAAGCGTATCTCAAGAGGGTAAAAATGGAAGAATATGGGAAAACCCCTAGGCTTACCGAGGAAATTGAAACCCTTGAACACGCCATTCGATACATGAAATCTAAACTAAACCATGAAAACAGCACCAACTAAGAAAGCAGCAAAGCGCGGCCGCCCACCTAAAGCTAAGCCAGAACCCATTGATTCCCCCGTGGAACCTCAAGATGACACCACCTATGAGGGCGATTATCTAGTAATCCGCAAATGCCCAAACCCTAGTTGGGTAATGGTTCGCATGGATGGTGAGGCAGTTCCGGTTAAGGCTCCACCTAGGGTATCGCACAAACTAGTTGGCAAACCTATAAAAGTTGTTATGATACGCCCCGAAGTAGGCGAGCAGTTCTACGAATATTTGCCATCATGAGCGCACCAACAGAAGAGCAGGAAGAGTCGATGATCTACGCCGAGGACGGCCCTAATGTCATGGCGTTGGCTGATGCCTACGACAAGTGCCTTATTGACTTGGAGGAATACTTTGAGGCTTGCTTGCGCTCGTATGATGATCGCCGCAACCTCTGGGAAGGTAAGTCTGATGACCTCCGCAAACAGGGCGCAAATGCCTTCCCTTGGCAGGGGGCAAGTGATATTGAGGTCAATGTCGTCGGAGAGCGTATCGACGCATTTGTGGCCATCCTAGACCAAGCATTGCAGCGTTCCCACATTAAGGCGTTCCCGACTTCTATGGCATCCATGCCACGCGCCTCAATGGTGTCTGGATTCCTTAAGTGGATGCGCTCCACATACATCCCAAACTTCCGTCAACAGATGGAATTGGGTGCTAATTATCTGCTAGAGAAGGGGTTGATGGTGTCATATGTCGGATGGAAGCGTGAAAAAAGGACATATTTGCAACAGGTATCCATCGAGGAAATCGCACAAGTCTCCCCCGATCTAGCGGAACTTATTGTTAGTGGTGCTGATGACGAGATGGTATTCGGTATGCTTCAGACAGCATTCCCCGACCTATCGTCAAAGCGTGCAAAAAAAGCCATTATGGATCTTCGTAAGAAGGGTTTGGCTGAAGTCTCTGTTCCTCGCACATCGGTAGATTGCCCAGTAGTTTACTCATGCGCCCCCGATGGCGAGGTTCTTTTCCCATCGTATGTGACTGATCCTCAACGCGCTCCGTATGTATTCTGGCGCACATTCCTAACATCTCAGGAGCTTGAGAAAAAAGTAACCTCCGAGGGCTGGGATGCTGGTTGGGTTGAGAACGCTATCGAACGGCTTCGTGGTAAAGATTCCATGTATCTCGACGGCGAGAAGCTCAAGACAATCGACCGTCTGCCTATCACGGACGACAATGACCTTGTGATGGTGGTGTATGGCTACCAGCGTTTGATTGACGAGGAGGACGGTTCTGAGGGCATCTACTGTACGGTCTTCCACCCAACCACAGAAGGCTTCGCCAAACACGAACTCCTTAACGGTTATGACGACTACCCCTTTGTGGTTACGCGCCTATCGAACGACCAGAAGCGCATGTACGAAACCCAGACCTTCTCGGACATCCTCCGTGGAGCGCAAATGCAAATCAAGACCGAGCGTGATTCTCGTATTGATCGTGCTTCTCTGGCTACTCTCCCTCCATTGTTGCACCCGGCTGGTCGTCCTCCCTCTGATTGGGGGCCAGGAGTAAGGGTTCCGTATCGTCGCCTTGGTGAGATCCAATGGGGGCCACCGCCTCCAGCCGACAATGGTTCTGTTGAGGTTGAGGTGTCCATGACCGCGCAGGCAGATCGTGCCGTTGGTCTGGATATGTCCAACCCAATCTCCGCCTCCCGCCAGCAATTCGTGGTGTCCAAGTTCTTGGATCATGTCCGCGATGTGCTGAACATGGCGTGGAAGTTGTATCAGAGGATGGGGCCAGATGAGGTATTCTTCCAAGTAACTGGCAACCCTAACCCACAGGTGATGACCAAGGGTTCGGCTGATGAGAACTTCAGCATCGTGGTGAACTTTGACTCACAGAGCAACGATCCAGAGACTGCCGAGACGCAGCTCAAGAACATGGTGTCTTTGGTGCAACTCGACCGCAACGGCATCATGGATGTGAATAAGCTACTTGAGTTTACAGCATCGAGCATCAACCCAATCTTCGCCGACTATGTTCTCCAGCCTGCTGAGGAAGCTCAACAGAAGGTTCAAAAGAATGTCACAGATGACCTTGCTAAGATCTTCGCTGGTATCGAGGTTCCTGCCCAGCCTAATGGCGCACAGATGGCAATGCAGATGATCCAAGCGTATGTCCAGCAACCAGACATCATGCAACGCGCACAACAGGACGAGGCATTCGGTGCAAGGCTTCAGAAATATATGGAGCAATACCAGTTCCAGCTTCAGCAAATGCAGAACGCTGAGATCGGTCGCATCGGCACAGCTCCCGCTCAAATGGGAGGAGTAATGACCCAAGGAATGGAACAATAACAATCTCAGATAAATAACAACCAACTAACTACCTAAAATTATGTCAGCTAAAAAAACCACCAATAAAAGTCAAAGGAAATATCACGCAGATGGTTTCACTTACGACCAGAAGAAAAAATCTTTCACACTACTGAATGCGGAAGATCCATCTAGAAAAGAAATGGTTAGATCGACATTGAGGCTGGGAGGTGTCGGCCCTGAAACCCCTGAATTACATAAAAAACGCATAAATGAACGAATAGATTATCTTCATACGCAGAAAGGCGAAAGATTCACCGCCGATGGCAAAAGATTAGTTAATAAAGCTCGCGGAACCCAATCATCCACTACTCGCAAGCTAATTAAGTAATATGAAAAAAGGTAAATCATGTGGCTGCGGCCACGAAAAGATGGAGCGTAAAGGCAAGGGCAAAGGCTATGTCGAGATTGAGATCAAAATGAGCCGTGCGCCCAAGAAAGCAGCCAAACGCAAGTAACACTATCCTAACAAGGTCATTTATCTCCCCCGCTTGTGGGCTTGGCCCGTCCTGCAAAGCTTCAAGGAGATGACGGTCATCGGATTCCAAATCCGCTTCCGAGTTAACGGGCCGCCAATCTAACACCACTATGACACCAATACCGAAACCAAGCATCCAGACCGCCGTAGAAGCCCTCCGTGACCGCGAGGAATATGCCGCCATCCTTCAGTTTATCCACGATGAGCGTGAGAAGTTCTTTGGTGATTTCCGCCAAGCAGAATCATCGAATGATGTGATGAAGCTCGCAGGAAGCATCTCTACGCTGGATGAGCTACTCTCAGTCTTAGCTTGACAAACCCGCTAGAATAGTCTAAGCATTTCCCGAACCTGCTTCGGTAGGTGTTTTGTTTCGTTTCATCGTTCATAGTTTGGGAGAAGGTCACAGGTTAAAATCTGTGGCCTTTTCTTTTGTCCCATGCTACATGGTACTTAAGCATGGTACTTAGCATTACCAACGGTTAAGTTGACTTACACTTGACTTACATTTGTGACCTTTAATTAAGACAGTCACCTCGCTTACGCTCGATCAAACTTCCCTCCGAGAGGAAAAAGACACACCAACCTCTTAGGGTTGTGTTAATAAACCCTATGATTCGTGGTCTACCATGTGGAACCCCTATCTCTAGAGACCCAATTCGGTTGTGCGCTCTTCCCCCCGCTTCGGATTAAAGCCTATAACGGACGCTGGATGATAGGTTGGAATCAGAGCCAGCCGCGAGCCTAATGGTAGTGAAGTATTCTCATACCCCTTTGCCCGTCCTAATGGCTGTCTTGTTCCACTAGGAACTAGCACTTTGAAAAACAAAGGGCTAGCACGAGGAGGTCGGAGTACTCGTGCCAGCCCTAGATCCATTGCTCTACGCGCCGGAGGGGTGAATAGTGACGATGAGTCCGACCTCTCGTCAACGCCAAAATACCACATTCTTACCCCCAGTCAATAGGAAATCTTTAAGAATTTGTGACGGGATTTAAGGTCACATTTTGCGTCAAGTTTTGTGACAAATTTAACCCAGTATTTGTCACGGTTTTGTCAGAAAAACTACACATTATTTCTGACATAATGCGTTAAATTTAATACCTTGCCAAACTACTTGACTTAGTAATGATTAAATGCTTGACTTCGCTCATCGCCACCGCAGGGCGTTAACCAGCGTACAAAATGACTAATACCAATCAAGCTAACGCCGAGGCTGAAGAATCGGTGGACAATATCTCATTCGAGGAGCTTATCGCTCGGAGAATTGGGGAAGCAACTGCACCAGAGGAGACTGAAGAGGAACCCCAGGATACCGAGGAAACCGAAGAAACCGAACCTGCCAGTCAAGAGGACGAGGAAGAGGTGGAGGAAACCGAGGAAGAATCCGAGGAGGAATCAGAGGGAACCGAGGAGCAGTCAGACATAGACCTGTTGAATCTCTCACCGGAGCAGATCCAAGAGCTTGCCAAAAAAGGTAAGAGTCGCCTCCTTCAACGGATTGGTGAACTCACCGCCCAAAAGCGAACCTTAGAGGAAAAGCTCGCGGCTCAACCGCAGATGGTTCGTCAAGTCGAGGAGAACGAGATCCCAGATGCTATCCGTAAATTGGAGAGCTTCGAGAACCTCAAAGACTTCTACGACGAAATGACGAAGACTCTAGAGTCAACGGACGAGATCTTGGATGAACACGAAGACTACGGCCCCGATGACATCATCACCGTTGGCGATAAAGAGTTCACCAAGCGTCAAATCCGCAAAGCCAACAGGAACGCCAAGGAGGCACTAACAAAGTACATCCCAGCCCAACAGCAGCAGTTGATCAAAGTTGCCCAGTTCGGTGAGATGTCCAAGCAGTACTCCGAGGCAGCACGAAAAGAAGTTCCAGAGATCCAAGACGAAGAGTCTGAGATCGGAAAGAACTATAAGGTGCTAGTCGAAGATCCCCTAGTTTCTAGAGTGAAACGCGAAATCCCCGAGATTGGGATGCAAATTGAATACATTCTTGCTCATGCGGCAAGGTCTATCTTTGGAAAGAAAGCCAAGGCTATCCAAGCTGGAGCTGGGAACAAGTTGAAGGTGTCGCCACCCGCTTCCCCAGTTGGATCTGGTTCGGTTAAGTCTGGTTCAAATGCCAAAGCAAAGGTCAAAGACGCATACAGCAGGTTTGAAACGACTGGTTCGGTCGATGATTGGGTTGCCTCACGAATCGCTAAGTTAAAATAACCTTTATTTAAATAATCATTATGAGTATCTCAAATACCTATCAACCAAATGCGCCCCAGGCCAAGACTGGCACGGGTTCCGCTATTTCCAACCGCGAGGATCTCAGCAACGAGCTGACCCTCCTTGCTCCCGAAGAAACCCCGCTCCTTAGCCTTTGCTCCAAGGGCAAAGCAAGTGGTACTTTCAGCGAGTGGACTGCCGATGTTCTTTCGGCTCCTTCGACTGCTGGTATCTCTGAAGGTACGGATGTTACTGCCTTTGATGACAAGTTCGCTAGCCGCGCTCGTCTTGGCAACTACACCCAAATCTTCCGCCGCGACTACATCGTGTCGAACCTGCAACAAGCCGTTAGCTCCGTTGGCCCAGCAAACGTTGCGCAGGCTGAAGCAAAGTCGATGCGTGAACTGAAGCGCGATGTCGAAGCTGCTATCTGCTCGGACAATGACCGTACCGTTGAGAACGGTGCTGGCACTCCATACGCCCTCCGTGGCCTTGGTGACTGGCTTGACTCTGCAGGCCCATCCGATGTTCCTGCTGCTTATCGTACGCCTACGGCTTCGATCCTTGCCGCTGCTCCTACGGACACCACCTTCAACGACATCATCGCGTCTATCTACACCGTCAATGGCGAGGCTAATAACCTTACCCTCATCGCTGGTGTTGCTCTCCGCAAGGTGATCTCGAACTTCCAACGCTCGTCTGGTCAAGCCACTAGCCCTGCTGAAGCGGTGTATCGCATCAATCAAGACGCTTCGAGTAAGAAGATCACCCATGCAGTTACCCTGTATGAGTCCGACTTTGGCATCGTTAATGTCATCAATGCTAACCCATCCTGTATGCCAAACGCCAATCGCGGATATGTTGTTAACCCGAAATATCTCGGCTTCAACACCCTTATCCCAATGGGTTCGACTCGCCTTGAGAACCAAGGTGGTGGCGAGCGTGGTTTCGTGGACATGGTTGGTACGCTTGTTTGTAAGCATCCCGGCGCACACGGCAAGATCGCTTACTAATCGCAACTAAACACTAAAAGAAAGAAAATATTATGCCACAACTTGCAAATAACGAGCGTAGCCCGTTTACTGATGTCATCACCCTTACTGTCGCCGACCTTGCTGCTATCGCGGCTGGCGGTGGCACTAAGGTTGTAGCCCGTATCCCCCGTGGTGGTGCTATCGAACTCGCTGGTATCTCTACCGTCGAGACCTTTGGTACTTCCGCTGGTGCTATCGCAGCCACTGGCGCAGTGTCCGTTGGTATCTCTGGTACTGCTGCTAAGCACATTGCTTCCGCTGTCCCACCCGCCACGGTTGGTACTGCTCCCCGTTTCAACACGGGCAGTGGTTTCACCGCTGGAACCGGCACGAGCGCAAGCGGACTGGTGCAACCTATCGACATGGCCACCGCTGATACGGATGTCATTCTGACGGTTGCTGCCGGCACATCGACTGGTGCGTACTCCGCTCTTACCACTGGTAAGATCGTTCTTGGTTTCCGCATCATCGACACGGCTAAGTTTGCCTAATCACTGATGGCGGGGGGTGGGTTCTATCCCCATCCTCCGCTCTCTTCTAAACCAAACGATGATCTCTGAGGAGGCAATGACCGATGCGTTGGTAAAGGAGCTTTGCTCTGGTCGCCAGCTCATGGAAACAAAACAAAAATTCCGCGAGATTTCCGCAGCTCAAGAAGCTGACACTCTCCGTGGAGTGAAAACTGGCGCGTTGGGCCGAGCTGTTGCGGTTGTCCCTGCGCATGAGTATTTCCTAATCCGCAATAAATACGGTGAAGACGCATGGCATGACCGCGAGTTTATCCGCGACTTCCAGAAGTTTCACCCAGAACTTTCCCCTAACGCTGTTTGATGCAAGATAGATCCTACACCGATTTGTTTGACACGACTCAAGCTCTTTGCGGTGTCGTCTTTGCAAGTATTGAAAAAAGCCGTATTAAAGCCCTAATCAACAGAAGGGCGAGAAAGGCTTACAAATCCTCTAACTACTGGAGTAGGTTCATTGGGGTTGGTGAAGAAAGGGCAGTTCTCAATGGTGTTATTCCGTTTGATGAGTCTGGACTCGCTTCGGTAGACACATTCCTTCGCGTTTTTGTTAATCGCCCCTATGGAGTTAACAGCAACCAAGAATACCAGTACATCGTAGGCCCATACGGAGCTACCCTATTGGCTGGGTCTTTTGAACCAGAAGTGGCCTATGTTACATATAAGGCTCAATTTGCAATCACTTATGGGCCGGGGACTTCTGGCGGAGATCCAAGTGGAAGTGCCGCAGATGTTACGACAGTCCCATCAGAATGGTTTGATTACATGGCGCATGGTGCATACGCCGACTATCTTCGGGCTGAAGGACAGCAGGAAAAGGCTGCTGTTGCCGACCAAGAAGCCAATGAAATGCTGCTTGATGAGTTGATGCGATTGGACGAGCAACATACACAAACGGTGATCTCACCTAGAATCTTTACGAACGCTAATATGCAAATGCGTTTGGGTGGCCCATCCGCTGTCGGCGCGGCAAGCACTACCGCATCTGGCGAGCAGATTTCAGACGAATACGGAGAAGTAATTATTACAGAAGGATAACATGCCAAGGAAAATATCACAACTTGAGGTTGCTACTGATGTAACAGCATCCGACTTGATTCAAATCATTGACATCGAGGATACCGGGATGGCTGTTAGCGGAACCAATAAGAGGGCCACCGCGCAACTAATGGCGAATGAGCTTGGGAAGCTGACTAATATCACGGCTACTGGATCTACGACTGCTCGCACCTTGGCAAATCGTTTTGCGGATGTGGTCAATGTCAAGGATTTCGGTGCAGTTGGGGATGGGGTGACGGATGACACAGCAGCAATTCAAGCCGCAATTAACTCTGTTCGTGACGGAATTGTTTTAGTTCCAAATGGAGAATATGTTGTAAACGGTAATATTGTTTTCTTAATAAAAGGCCAAAACCCAATAAAAGGGGGCTTCAAACTTGAGGCCACTGGTGCATTTTTTACCGGCACTGGGAAACTGATTATAGATAGCTGCAAGCGACTTCAGATCAATGGGCTTGATATGGCCAATATTGATTTGGCTATGCGTGGTTGCTGGTGGTCTCAAATTAGAAACACAAGATTTAGAAAATTGCACATAAACGATGCAACTGGTACAAATTTTAGTAGCAACTACTGGAACAATTTTCAACAATGCCAGTTTCAAAGTGTACTAATAGACTCAGCATCTACATCTCCATCAAACGAGTTTTCTTTTGATAGTTGTTCAATGCGCGGAAATATTGGTCAAGGGTTTTTAGACACCGCCGCATACGCATTTGAATTTAACGCAAGCCAAAACTGTCAATCTTGGAAGTTTAATAATGGAGATATCAGTTATCACTCCACGTCCGTTTATAATATAGGGGCCGGTAATACATCAGGCGATATTGAGATATCGTTTAATGGTGTTTACTTCGACTCTGTGCTTCCAATTTCAACCGATAGGGAAAAAACGCGCATTAGGCAGGTGAATTGCCATCATGCAAATGGATCTATTGGTATAGGTTCATTTAGCGCGATGACATGCCAAACGCTTGACCAGTTTCGTTCTGATCGCGCATTCAAGCATGATGGGTGGACTGGTGTTAACCTTGTCCCAAATGGAGATTTTAAGGATAGGTTAAACATTTGGGTGGGATCTGGTTTGCCTATTGGATCAGCATCTGGGGCTACGGTCACTAGACAAAGTGGCGGGTTCTTTGGTAATTATTTAAACCTCAATCAAACTGCTACTACATCAAATGGAGTTCGATTTCGCAGTAAGCCGCTACCGATGCCTGGGCGGCTTACTGCGACGATTGTATTAAGGAATGCAGATGCCGGGTCGAAAACCATAACACTTCAAACTCCCGGGCCGCTAAATCCACCCGTTGTAATTTCTGATTCGGAATGGACTATTGCTACTATTACGAATAATACTATATTCAATACTGACACGACGCAAGATTTACAGGTATATACAAATGACAATACCGCATACAATGTTGATGTGGCGTATGTTGCAATTACCCTTGGTGAAGGTAGCCCGTTAGTTATTGAATCAACTGGGTTTCCAGTAATACAACATACTGAAACCTGGAATGCTCCCGATATTGCAAATAATTCGCAAGTAACAGAAGTGTTTACGGTAAACGGAGCAGAATATGGTGATTTTGTAATTGCATCTTTTTCTGGAACTGTTGGGGGGCTGGATGTGTCTTCATCAGTCAGTAATAATAATGAAGTAACATTAAAATTAAAAAACAATTCTGGGTCAAATATCAATCTTTCGAGCGGTGAATGGCGTTTTAGGGTGTTCAAGTCAAAATATTTGTGAAACTAAACTCAAGTCAATGGCACATGGTCTCAAGCTCAGATAGTGTTATTTTATTTGACGGTAATATTATTGGTGTAATTTTTGATAATTTCGTGACACTATTTAATGGAGAGACGGAATGGTACGAACAAGCCCATTTAATGAACCTTGGGCGAATCACAATCTTAACAAAACACTAACACAATGGCATTCATCTTTGTCAACGCATTCAAGAGCGGGTTTGTGAGCAATCGCATCCGCACAAACGCAAACATGCAACTTCGCTGGTAATATGCAATATGTCCTAGGAAACATGCTCAACGGAGGTGGTGGTCTTAACGCTGATGGCCTTGCCCTCGACCTCCAGTTCGCGGCTGACAAGACTCTGACTGCGCGGCGTGGGCCGACACCGACCTTTATACGGTCGAGCGGAGATAATGGCGGGACAACATATTTCGGGCCGTTAGTAGATTTCGACGAGGCAACCGCATTCTCAACAACAGGAATTTTTAATGGGCGGGCTTCGTGGTTTAAGTCATATGAAGGCACAGATATAACGATATCTTACACCGGAGCTAGATGGCGCGCTGTGACTGTAGACAACGGAGACGAGGTCACATACCTAGCTGCGCCCGGTAGTGAGTGGCGACCAGACCAAGCCGACTGGAGTGGTGAGGCTTTCTCAGTAACAACTAGCAGCACCTTCGGCATTGTAAAGGCAGCGAACAACGAACCCCGCTTCGACCACGATCCAGTCACGCTCGCGTGCAAAGGCTTGCTGATCGAGGAGGGGCGGACGAATTTGTATCAGCAATCTGAAGTATTTAATGATTCTTTTTGGACGAAAACAAGATCATCTATTTCCTCAAACGCAACCACAGCCCCAGACGGGACTCTGACTGCGGACAAGCTTGTTGAAGACACGACAGCTTCAAACACGCACACTATACAGTCTACTGTAACTCCACCAGCGACCGCTCACACTCTCAGCGTGTTTGCTAAAAAAGGCGAAAGAACATGGATTGTTTTGAGGCTTGGTGGCACAAACACTTTTTTCAACCTTGATGACGGAACGATTGCCGCAGGTTCTGTTAATTCTCCAACTATTACTAACTTTGGAAATGGGTGGTATCGTTGTGCAGTGACGAGCAGTCTTGGGACGCAGGGTCAGTTTTGGCTCGCCACCAATAGTACCACCACATCATATACTGGAGACGGAACAAGCGGGTTGTTCCTCTGGGGCGCACAATTAGAAGCAGGTTCATTCGCCACCTCCTACATCCCGACGACGACTGGCACATTGGCTCGTAGCGCGGATGTGTGTAGTATTGCAAATACAGCATCATTTTGGAACTCTGATCAGTTCACGCTTTTTGGGAATGCAAACTTCCCAAATCCAGCACATGATGCGTATGCTGCTAATTTCAGCATCACTAATGGTTTCTTTGGGGTGCGCAGACCGAACACCAATACCGCAGCTGCGATTATTCGATCCTCCGGCGTTAATGCAGATATTTCGTTAGGAACTTTTGTGACTGGGACAATGCGAATGGCAGTAGCTCATTCATCAGGTCAGCAGGCTGCCGCCTTTAATGGTGGATCTGCTACTCAGACATCCTCCGCGTTTTCTCCGTCACTCAATCCGGCATTAAACATTGGTTATTCCGGCACTGCTGGTTACATCAACGGACACATTGCCGCCATCCGCTACTACAAAAAACGCCTGCCCAACGCGAAGCTCGTCACATTAACCACATGATCACCGACTATTTGCTTAAATTCCCAGACCGCGCCACCGCAGTCCAGTTCGGACTAGCGAACGGCTTTGCGACCATCGACGAGGACGGCAACGAGCAAATCACCCTCGCGTCCCATGAGCATGCGCTGCACATCATCGGTGAGCATAATGGCGATGGACAATGGTGGGTGCTGTTTAGAGATCTCGTTGGCATCCCGATCCCCGAGGGCGGCGAGCAATTTATTTTCTGGGCATCCGACTGGACGGTCGAAGATGACGCTGGCAGCGAGATTTCCATTCCCAGACCAGAATTTAACCCCGATGTCCCAAATGTCTTTTGGGCATAATAATCTCAACACATAATACACATATGAAAACTACCGCACTCGGCATTCTTACTATCGTTGCAACGCTCGCTAATGTGGGTGTTCAAGTCCTCAAAGGTGGCGCACCCGACTTCATGGGAGCGTTCGCCGCTGTAACGGCAGGCATCGGACTCATCAAGGCCAAGGACAACAAATGAGCGCAGATGCCTCTAGAGACGCGCTACACGGCATTGTGGGCAGCGTAGTACCAGTTCTTGGCTTAGTCACCAGCCTGCAAGAGCAAATCGAGTGGGGGATGCGAATAACCTCGCTGGGAATCGGCATCATTGTTGGCTTGATTTCTGCCTACCAGTTGCTTAAAAAGCGGTGAGTAGGTCAAGGTGGTCTTGACCTATGGTGTAACATTCAACCATATGCAATACCACCAGATCATTGAGTTGCAGAAGCGTATCGGAACTACGCCCGATGGATTTTTCGGGGAGAAGTCAGCAGCCAAGTGCAAGGAGTACCTCCGCAGTCTCATGCCCAAGGATCACCCTTGGCCGACATCCGACCAAGCATCGCTCACCAAGTTCTACGGCAGGGCTGGAGACGAGTCCCAATTGGTCAACCTTGCCGTCAACGACCTCGACATCCGCTATGATGGGAAGAATGTTAAGTCCATTAGGTGTCACTACAAGGTAGCTCCCAGCCTCCGCCGGGTGTTGGAGAACATCGCTAAAACACCCCACGCTTGGGTGCTTAAAGAGTACGCTGGGGTGTTTAACAACCGACCCATGCGCGGTGGTTCTCTGCCTTCCCTACACGCCCGTGGAGCCGCGATTGACCTTGCCCCAAGTACCAATCAATTCCGCGAATCGTGGCCTAGATCCGCGAACATGCCGATTGAAGTGATGGAAGCGTTTGCCAAGGAGGCTTGGCTTCCAGCAGGTGCTTTTTGGAATTACGATGCTCAGCATTTCCAAGCCACGCGATGAACATTCCCAAGCATCTCCAAATCGGTGGGTTGCGGGTGAAGATTGCGATTGTCGAAAATCTTGAAGATTTCGGTAGTTTTTCGCTTGACGATCTCACGATAAGCCTTAGGAAAGGTCACATCAAGGAAATGACTGACACCCTGCGCCACGAAATGATGCACGCCGCCTTCGCCATCGGGGGCATCGCGCATTGCAAACCTTTCGAGGAAGTGGAGGAGGGTGTTGTTCGTTGCCTTGATCACCTGTTTTTCCCAGCGTGGGGGAAACTCCAACAAACAAAACTAAAACAATGAGCTACAAAAAGTTCCTCGTCGCAGCAGATAACCACGGCTGCCTAGTTTCGGAAGAAGCTAAAAAGAAGATACTCGACTTCGCGAAAAGTTGGAAGCCGCACCACAAGATCCACCTCGGCGACCTGTGGGATTTCTCGCCACTCCGTAGAGGCTGTAGCCCAGAGGAGAAAGCAGATGGGATTTCTGAGGACTATCGAATGGGCCTTGAATTCCTCGATGAGTTTAAACCAGACTACTTGACACTTGGAAACCACGATGACCGCATCTGGATGAACTCCACAAAGTGCGCTGATGGAATGCTTCGTGAGCATTGCGCAAAGTTAGCTCAAGCCTCCGAGGACGAGTTCCGTAAACGTAAGATCAAGTGGGTTCCGTACCATATTAGCAAGTATCTCATGCTTCCCGAAGGTGGCCCCAAATTGATACACGGATTTCGTGCTACAATGTACCCAGCTCGCTCGCACCATGAAAATTGGGGGGCTTGCATTCATGGTCATGTCCACAAGCCCGATGTCTATGTAGCTCGCCACATTGAAGGCCAATCCTCGTTTAGCGTTGGATGCCTTGCCGACATTGACCAGCTATCCTACGCCGATAGAACCCCAGCTAAACTAGCATGGCGCAATGGATTCC